GGCCCCGCCCGGCGCCGACGGCGCTGAAGCTCCTGCGGGGATCCCGCAAGGATCGGGTCAACCCGCGGGAGCCGACGCCCCCGGCCGGGGAGGTCGTGACCCCGTCGACACTCTCCCCCCAGGCCCACGGGATCTGGGATCGACTGGCGCCCGTCTGCCTGGCCATGGGGACCTTAACCCTCGCGGACCTGGGCGCGTTCGCGGCCCTCTGCGAACTGCAGGCCACGCTGGAATTGGCCTGCGCGCAGAAGGGCCTGGCCCGGTTTCGGCCCATTTCAAAGACCGGGCGGATTCACGCCGCCTTGAAACTCGAGCGCGAGACGGCGACGGCGCTCCGGCCGTACTTCGAGAAATTCGGCCTGGATCCCATCGGGCGCGCGCGCATCGTGCTCCCAGCCGCCCCGGAGGCGCCGCCGAGTAAGTGGGCGGGCGTGCTCCCATGACGTTTGGGAGCCTGTTCGCGGGGATTGGCGGATTCGATCTCGGCTTGGAACGGGCGGGCATGACGTGCAAGTGGCAAGTGGAGATCGATCCGTTCTGTCGGAAGGTGTTGACGAAGCATTGGCCGCATGTCCCGAAGTTTGCGGACGTGCAAGACGTGGGAGCGCACAACCTTGAGCGCGTCGATCTCCTCTGCGGCGGGTTCCCCTGCCAAGACATCAGTTACGCCGGCTTCGGGGCAGGACTCGCAGGGGATCGCTCAGGACTCTGGTATCAGTTCGCGCGGATCGTGGGCGAGATGGGACCGCGACTCGTGCTCGTGGAAAACGTCGCAGCTCTGCTTGACCGGGGAATGGGAGACGTTCTCGGCACGCTGGCCGACCTCGGGTTCGATGCGGAATGGTCGGATCTTTTCGCGTGCGAGATGGGTGCGACACACCCACGACAGCGGGTGTTCATTGTGGCCTACTCCAACTGCGTCGATGGATGGCCGCGGCTTCGGGATTCCATTGCACGAGCGTTCCGGCCGCTACAAGAGGTCCACGGTTTCGAGAGTTCACGCGCTCGTCAAAGCGCACGGCTGGCGGATCCATCCGCACTTTACCGAGGCGCTGCTGGGGTTACCGATGGACCACAGCGCAATCGAGGGATCGGAAACGCCGTCGCGCCAGACGTAGCCGAATGGCTGGGCCGGCGCATCCTTGAGGCGCGGATATGAATGCCGGCGGCGATCGCGCGGTCCGGATCATCAATCAGCTGACGCATACGCGGACGCCCTGGGCCGGCGCGCCCTTCTCGCTCCGGCCCTGGCAAGAGCGGATCCTGCAGGCGCTCTTCCACACGCGCCGCGATGGCCTGCGCCAGATCCGGACCTGCCTGCTCATGCTCCCGCGGAAGAACGGCAAGACGGAGCTCGCGGCGGCGATTGCGATCTACATGCTGTTGTTCGATGGGGAAATCGGCGGGGAGATCTATCTGGCCGCGGCGGATCGCGACCAGGCCGGGCTGGTGTTTGGCGCCATGGTCGGGATGATTCGCAACGACCCGGAGCTCGAGGCGGCCTGCGACATCATCGAATCGCATAAGCGGATCGTGCACCGGGCCAGCCGCAGTTTCTGCCGCGCGATTTCCGCGGAGGCGTATAGCAAGCACGGCTTCAACGCGTCGGCCGTGATTTACGACGAGCTGCACGCGGCGCCGAATCGCGAACTCTGGGACGTGCTCGCGACGAGCCAGGGCGCGCGCCGGCAACCGCTGATGATGGCGATCTCGACGGCGGGCTACGATCGCCATTCGATCCTCTGGGAACTGTACGCCCACGCGAAAAAGGTCCGCGAGACGCCGAGTCTGGACCCGACCTTTCTGCCGGTGATCTACGAGGCGCCCGCCGAGGCCGACTGGACCGCCGAGCGCGTCTGGCGCCAGGCGAATCCGGCGCTGGGGGATTTTCGCAGTCTCGAGGAAATGCAGATCGCCGCGGCGCGCGCGCAGGAAATCCCCGCGCAGGAAAATAGCTTCCGCCGGCTGTATCTCAACCAATGGACCGAACAGGCCGCGCGCTGGTTGGCGCTCGCCGCCTGGGACGCCTGCGCCGGCGCGCGAGATCCCGCCGCGCTCCGGGGCCGGCCGTGTTACGTGGGGCTCGACCTCAGCTCGACGAAGGATCTCACGGCGCTCGTCGGCGTCTTTCCCGATGACACCGGCTTCGACGTGCGCGCCCGCTTTTTCGTCCCGGCTGAGAGTATCCAGGCGCGGGCGACCCGCGACCGAGTGCCGTATGACCAGTGGGCGCGCGACGGGTGGCTGGTCGCCACGCCGGGCGCGGTCGTGGACTACGACGCCGTCCGGCGCGAGCTGCAGACGTGGGCCGCCGACTATGACGTCCGGATCGTCGCCTACGATCCCTGGAATGCGACGGACCTGGTGGGGCGCCTTGAGCAGCAGGACGGGCTGACGTGTGTCGCGGTGCGGCAAGGCTTCGCAGCCCTCTCGGCCCCGACGAAATCCCTCGAGAAAAGTATTCTCGCCAAAACGCTCCGGCAGGATGGGCATCCCGTGCTCCGCTGGAATGTCGGGAATGTCGCCGTCGAAACCGATGCGGCCGGGAATCTCAAGCCGTCCAAACAGGTCTCCACGGAACGGATCGATGGCGTGGTCGCGCTCATCATGGCCGTCGAGGCCATGGACCGACACGGCCAGACGCGGCCCCCGTCGTATCAGCTGTACGTCTTTGGCGGGCCCCCCTAGGAGGTTGTGATGCAGGAACGGAAAGACCGCCCGCGCCTCGACGCCAAAGTGGATCTCCGGCTGACCGCGAAACAATACGACGCGAGCTATGCGCAGGCGCGCGCGGACCGCGTGAGTCTGGCGGCGTGGATGCGCCGGGTCCTGCAAGCGGCCCTGGATGGACGGCCGCCGGGATCCCGCTAAGCCGGAATTGTCGGACAAATCTGGACACAGACGAGGCGCCTGCCGCGTAATAACGCCCACCGTGTCCGATCGCGCGTATGCGCTGTTTGTCGTCAAAGGGCTTGACCTCGAGCGGCGGACGTTTTCCGGCCTGGCGACCACCCCGGAGCTGGACCGTCAAGGCCAGCGCGTCGATCCGGCGGGCGTCTCGTTTCGGAATCCCCTGCCGCTGCTCTTTCATCACGACCAGCAGCGCCCCATCGGGCGCGTGACGCTGTTCCCCGCGACCGCGGCCGGGATTGCGTTCGAAGCCTCGATGCCGGTCCTGACGGACCCGGGCCCGCTGAAGGATCGGATTGATGAAGCCTGGCAGTCCATCAAAGCCGGCCTGATTACCGGCGTCTCGATCGGGCTGCGCGTGCTCAAGACCGCCGATCGCGCGCGGGACGGGATCCTCGAGATCCTCCAGAGCGAAATTCTCGAACTCAGCTTGGTGACGATTCCGGCCAACGTGCAGGCGTCGATCCTGAGCGTCAAATCCCTGGCCGCGTCTGGCCCTCACTCGTCCGGCGTCACGGACACGTCCCAGTACGACCGGGCAAAGGTCCGGATCCCTATGGCCACGATTACCGAACAGATCAGTGCGTTTGAAGCCAGCCGTGCCGCGAAGGCCGCGCGGATGGTCGCCTTGATGACCACCGCCAGCGAAGCCGGCGTCACGCTCGATGCGTCGCAGGCGGACGAATACGAGAGTCTGAGCCGCGACGTCAAGAGCACCGACGATCACCTCACGCGGTTCCGCGAGCTGGAGCGGCTCCAGGTGACGACCGCGACGGCGATCCCGACCTCGATGGCGTCGGTGCAGGACGCGCGGACGTTCGCGACGAACCGCCACAACCCCGTCGTCTCGGTGAAGCCGAATGTGCCGCCGGGCACCGCCTTTGTGCGGGCCGCCTGCGCGCGCCTGCTCGAGCGGACAGGACAGGTCCGCGACGCCGTCGACTATGCGGCGAAGCGGTGGGACGACTCGACGCCGGAAGTGGCGTTGTATTTGAAGGCGGCCGTCGCGCCCGGCACCTCGACCGACGCGACCTGGGCGGGGCCGTTGGTAACGCAAGGCATCGCGAAGGACTTCATCGAACTGCTGCGGCCCGCGACAATCCTCGGCAAGGTGCCCGGCCTGCGGATGGTGCCCTTCAACACGAAGGTGCCCAGTCAAAGCGCGGGCGGCACCTACGGATGGGTCGGGGAGGCGAAGCCCAAGCCGGTCACGAAACTCGCGTTTGCCTCGACCTCGCTCGGCGTGGCCAAGGCGGCGGGCATCATCGTGCTCACCAAAGAACTGATCATGCTCTCCGAA